ATACTGCCATTCGTTGAGTTATTATTACTAACATATAATGTTGCTTCCGTAGAAGTTCCAGCATTATTATTTGATAAAAATAAATTCGTTGCATCTGTATTAATATTATTAATAATTTTAATGCCTGTTGTAAAAGTTTTTGCTCCTCCGATACTACTTTGCGTTGTTGTTAAATCTACAAAGTTTTGCGTTGCGCTTCCCGTTCCACCATTTGCCACTGCCAAAGGTGTTGTTAATGATAAACTATTAGCTGCAACACTACTACTAAAAGTAGCTGCTCCTGTTGTTGCAATAGATAAGACGGTAGTAAAGGTATTACTGGCAAAAACTTCAGAACCGCTACTTACTCTCAATAAAAACGGGTCAGTAGAAAAAGCTAAAAATGGCTGGAATCCTGATTTTTTAACAAACCCTATCCTTGGATTATTATTCGCATCTATCCCTATAATTCCATCTTCTTTATTTACGATTAAATTATCACTAAACCTCCCAGTACCATTAACATCAAGTTTAAAAGTAGGATTATCAGTTCCAATGCCGACGTTGCCATCATTCCTAACAAATAGTAATGAAGCCTCTGATGAGTTAGTAACATTTAATGCTGATTCTCCATTTGTATTAGTAATACCTTTAACAACCAAACGTGAACCTGGAGTTGTCGTTCCAATACCAACGTTGCCACCACTTGAAATTCGCATACGTTCTGGATAAGAAGAACCGTTATCATTACTTGTTAAAAATCTTAGATGACCTCCTGTAGCTATCATTAGATTATTTTGATTCGTATTTCCATAAAAAACAAGTCCTTCATAAGCTCCTTCCAATCCGAAAATACCTCCAGTACTTCTTGAAATACCATAATAAAGTGTACCGCCAGTATTTGCAATTCTAAAGTCTGCAAAATTTATGCCTGTTGTTGATTCTATTCTCATAGATGCAGATGCTTGTTTAATAGTTAAAGTATTTGTGCCTGTGTTTGTACCAATACCTAATCTTTTATTTGTATTATCCCAAAAGAAATTACTATTATCTTGAGTATATGTGCCACTTGCTCCAGCAAAAACAACTGAACCCTCTGTAAAGGTTGACGCATTAGTTCCACCATTTGCAACAGGCAAAACACCCGTTAATCCTGATGAAATAGAACCACCAACACGCAACCATGCGTTACTCGTTGCCTTTTTATAATGCCACATTATATTTGTAGTGGTATCAAGAACCATATAAGCCATTGTATCAATACTTGGTTTTCTTACTAAGGTATCAGTTGCAGCCACACCCCGATATATCAATCCATCAGCAGTCGTCTGTTCTCCTAATGTAATCTTATGCCCACTATTACTTGGATATTGTGCAAAGATAATTGTAGGGAGTAGTAATAAGATATAAAATATATTCTTCATGTTTGTTTATTTAATTTGATTGCATAATTCTCCAAAAAGCACCATCACTTACAAGTGTACACCATTTTGCATTTGTTGCTGGTAATATTGTTGTTGTTGTACCACTTCCACTTAAAGGAATAATGTTACCATTTGCTATTACTGCACCTGTAGATGAATTTTTAAACTTTAATTCTCTATATGTATTTAATCCTGCTAAAGGTAGTATAATTGTTGTTGATGAGTTATTAAAATTATCTATATATACATCAGTTGATGTAATACTATATTGAGATGTATTTATATCTGTAATTATATTACTTACATTTAAAACATTACTTGTAAGACTTAATCCTGATCCAAGTGTTATATCACCTACACCGTTATTACTTGTATTTTTACCAAGTAATCTATTTGAACCAGATACTGAGCCGCTTATAGTGATTTGCCCCGACATATTTACTTGGTTTCCAAATGTTTTAATTCCATTAATTGTTTGGTCTCCTGTTAAAGATACTTTACTATCAATACGGGTTGATAACGAAGCTGTGTCAAGGTTAGTAAGAACATTGTTGCCGTTTTCGGTTATATCGCCTGTAACCGTTAAAGATGTACCAATGTTAACTACTCCAGTTGTTCTCGGTATTGATATTGATACGGGAGGATTAAATAAAGTTGTTCCATTAAAATTTTTCATTTTTATTTCAAAATTATCAGATACAGAATTATACATAATTTTTGCACCAAAATTTATATCTGTTGAAGTTTTAGTACCTACTTCATATAGCATTATTCCAGAAGAATCTTCTGGAAATCCTGATTCTCTACTATTTAAAGTAATAAATTTACCCCTTGCTAATTCTAAATTTGATGTGGGTGTTATTCCTATTCCAATATTACCACTACTTTCTTGAATAACGGAATTACCTAAAGTAGATGTGCCTGTAAATAATGATAGATTATTTGTTGTGCCAGTTCCTGTAATTGGATTAGTTAAAGTATTCTGTTTTAAATTAAGTGCTGTTTGTGTTGCAGTTGATACAGGTTTATTAACATCTGAAGTATTATCTACATTAGATAATCCTACCATAGTTTTAGTAATGCCACTAACAGTACCAGTAAAAGTTGGTGATGCTAATGTTGCGTATGGAGTTAATGCTGAACTTGTAATATAACTATTTGGATTAGTAGCATTATAAGGTGTAAACCCTAAACCTGTTGTAATTTGAGAACTAGTAATTGTTCCACCATATACTCCAGTAATTGTTGCAGCACTACCATCAATATTACCACTAATTGTACTACTAAATGTTTGTGTTCCTATAAATGTTTGTGCTGCATCAGTACGAGCTACTGTAATATCACCATTAGGAAAAGTTATAATTCTTTGACCAGTATTATTACTATTACTTCTAAACCTAAATGATTCAGTAAGAACTAAATAATTTGTTACATTAGAAGTAAAAGTAGAATTAGTAGAACTTGTAGCATTACCAAGAAAATTAGTAGCAGTTATATTTCTTGCACTAAAGTCACCCGAAACATCACGAAATACGATAGTACTTGGAGTATTATCTTTAGTAGCATTAGAAGTTACAGTAAATGTAGCAGCACTAGATTGATTTGCAGTAAATGATTGAGAACCAGTTAATCCTGAACCAGATACAGCTAGAGTAAGTGTTCCATTATTTACAGTAGGAATTGTATTATTTGATGCAGATGTTACTCTACCTTTAGCATCTACTGTTATTGTTGCAGCAGTATATGTATTAGCAGTAACTCCAGTATTAGCTAAAGTACCAGCAGCAGTTACATTAGCTGAACCATTAAATGATGGACTAGTATAAGTTAAATCTCCTGTAATAGATATTGTTCTACCAGTAGCTAATGTAGTAGATGTATTAGCATTTCCTGATAAATTAGCAGTTATTATTCCAGCACTAAAATCACCAGAACCATCTCTTGATACTATAGCATTGTTTGTATTAAGATTTGTAGCTGTAGTTGCTGAATTAGATACTTTACCAACTGTAGTAATAACATCTAATTTATTATTAGATATACTTCCAGCTAACATAGTATTTGTTACTTTACCAGTACCTATAGTAGTTGTTATACTACTTTCACCACTACCAGTTATATCACCTTGTAATGTAATTATACCACCACTACCAGCTAATGCTGTAATATTATCTATAGCTATTATTGTAATGTTATCATTTAATCTATAACTTCCTTCTTCTAATGTAACTATACTATCACTAGTAATTGTATATTGACTTTCTGATTTTAATAATTGTCCATTTCTATATACTTGAGTGAAATAAGGTAATAGTTTTTTATTACCTTGTGTCCATACTAATACATTAGTATTTATACCAAGAAAATCTTGTCTTAATAATGTAGCTGTATCTCCAGAGTTAATTATATTATCAGCAATCTTTAATGTATCATTTGATATACTTAATCCAGTACCTAATTTTACATCTGTTAAATCATTTGAAGCATTACTTCCTACAAGTTTTGTTGGAGTTAAATTATTATCTAAACTATCAACTCTAATAGTACCAGCAACTTGTAGTGCTTGTTGTGGATTCATAGTAAGAATACCAACTCTATTAACATCACCTTTAAGATATACTAAAGCAGTATCACCTGTTTGTAATGTCATATTTTTATTACTAGACTTAATAAATACACTACCATCACTATTCATTAATTCAAGATTAGTAGAATTAGTATTACTATTTATTTTAACACTATTACTAATAGGACTATTAACTTCAAATGTATAAGTAAGATTTAATGGATTTGTGTTTATACCTAACTTTTTATTACCAGTAGTAATACCACTTAATAATGGAGTATTTATTCCACCAATCATTAAAGTATTATTAATACTATCAGTATGATATGTTTGATTACCTATATAAATATTATTATTACCTTTATTATCTATACCAGCATAATAACCAATAGCTGTATTTCTATTTCCTGAAACATTACTACCTAAAGATTCTACTCCTATAGCTGTATTATATTCACCACTATTATTAAAGTATAATGAATTATTTCCAATAGCTACGTTATTCCATGCTGTATCATTATTTAATAATGATTGATAACCTATAGCAGTATTCCAATCTCCTGAAGTATTATTTTTTAATGCTTCAAAACCAAATGCTGTACTTGATATACCTCCAGGAATACCTCCAATTATAGCATAACCACCTTTACCAACTGTTAATGATTGTATCTTAGCTTGTTTAGTAGCATTTAATGAATCTACACTAACTGTATTATTAAATGTTTTATTACCATTAATATTAAGTTGATTACTATAAGTTGTTACATATCCTAATATAGATGTATCAACTGTATTAAACTTTAAGTTTATTCTATTACTTAATGTTATAGTATCTAATTTTCTAAGATAAGGATTTAACATACTCGCAGTATCACTAACTAATAATGTAGCTGTAGTATCTCTCCATAATCCACCACTATAATATAGTGAAGCATTATTAACTGGACTAGTTATTAAAACATCATGTATTTCATTTAACTCAAATCCATTTTGTATCTTAACAAATATAGAACCATTATTTTGTTGTTCTCTAATACATATACCTATAGTTACTAAATGTAATGGTGCTACAGGTTTAGTAGTTGTTAATTGTCCTAGAGTATTAGATAAATATACACTACTTCCTTCAGTTAATCCATTAGTATTAAATCCACTTAATACTCCAAATGTAATAATATAACCATGACTTCCATTAGGAATAGAATCTGTTTCTACAATACCAAATGTTTTAGAACTTGCTTGTTCTGTATTTGATGATGCTAATTTTACTAACTTATTATCTCCAGTAGAACCTGAACTATAAACAGCTTGTCCTTTATATATTGTAACTCCAGATTGATTTTTAACATAAGCTATTTGCTTTTGTTGTGTATTTAATATTACAGCTGAATCTATATTAATTGAATCAGCTATAATATTAATACCAAATCCTTCTGTTAAATCTTTAGGTATAGTTATAGTTTCTTTATTTGTTATTGTATCTAAGTAAGTTGGATATTGTGCATATATAGTATCTAATTTTAAATTTATTCTATTAGAAAGACTTGCAGTATCTGTAGCATTTAATTTAGTATCAATTCTATTTGATAAAGATATAGTATCTGATATATTAAGTTTTAAATCTATTCTATTGCTTAAAGTTATTGTATCTGATTGAGTAAATATAATAGTAGTATCCACATTAATTGAATCACCTATTATATTTATTCCATACCCTTCTGTTACAGGTATAAATGCAGCAATAGAATCTTGTATAAGATTCTTAACACTATCAATTACACTATCATATAGTGTATCTAAATTCATAACTTTACCTCCAGATATAGTTACTACTCCAGAAGTTGTAGCAAATGTTATATCTTGTAATTCATTTGTACTATCTCTATCAGGGTATCTAATATCTAATATAGTTGTATCTATATTAATACTATCACCTATTATATTAATTGCATAACCATCAATTAAAGAACTACCTATATTTATAGTATCTTTATTTAATACTCTAGTTACTACATTTTTAAACTTAACATATATAGTATCAAGTTTAGTATCTAATTTAGTATTAATAGTTATTATATTATTTGCATTAGTTGTTATCCTATTGGATAAGATTGTTGTATCACTTGTATTAAATTTTAAGTCAATTCTATTAGATAAACTAATAGTGTCAGCTTTTCTTAAATAGGGAGATAACATTACTGAAGTATCACTAATGTTTAATTTTAAAGCAAATCTGTTTATTAAGTTTAATTGTGTAGTATCAGAATCTCTAAAATAAGGTAACAACATTGCTGTTGTATCTGATATTTTTAAATAAACATTTAATGTTGTAGTATCGAATTGTGGTGCAGGATATACTTGTTGCCAAGAATTAATATTGTATAAGTATAACTTATTATTCGTTGTATCTAAATGAAAGTAAGCATTATTAACATTACTTGGTGTATAGGTAGGTATATTATTTACAGTATTTCCTCTAAATATTAATCCATCTCCTGTAGTCTGTACTCCTAACTTTTGTTTATTACTAAAAGTAGGATATTGAGCAAACAAGAATATAGGGAATAATAATAATGATAATAATACTAGTCTTTTCATTTTTAGCATTTTAAAAAGCTGGTAGTAAATTAATACTACCAGCTAGTTTTATTGTTTATGCAGTTACAGCAAATCTTTTAAATGTCACATAAGGTTGTGCATCTGTTTCAGTTATTTCACTTACTTTTAAGAAATAAGTACCAACAGTTATTGTACTTGTTAAAGTAAATCCTGTAGAAGTTACAGAAGATACAGTACCAGCTACAGTACCACTTGACCCAATAATTGTAACATCAGCAGTAGCTATACCTGTTAAGTTAACACCTACTACAGCAACTCCACTTCCCATTTGAGCTACTGTTGCAGTATTAGTAGTATTAACACTTGTAACACTAGGTACTGAAGTAATAGTAAGAGAACCTACAGACCCAGCACCAATTCCTGTATTATTAACAGAATAAGTAGGAGTTACATCTTGTAACCATGGTCCTAATGCAGTATTCAAATCAGTTACTAAAGTTGTTTCAGTAATAGTAGGAACAATTCCAGCATCAGCAGTAGCAGTTGAAGTATTTAGAGTAGTTTCTAACAAAATCCAAATACGAGTTTGGTGGTGAATAGAATCATCAAACTTCTCATCTTTATTATACAAATCAATGATGTACGCAGAGTAACTCTTAGTCTCATCAATGTAAGATGGAGTTTTGATTAACTCATCAGCAAATCCTGTTAGTTGGTGATTACCATATTGTGCAAAAGCTCTTTCGTCAAATGCAATCTTAAATAATCTACCACTACCACCTGGTTCAACTGCTGAAGATACAGTAGTTACAGTATAATCAGTAAATCCACCAACAGTAACATCAATAGTAGGTTTTACTCCATAGATATCATCATAAGCTACAGCTGTATCATGGTCTAATGCTACAAGTAAAATACCATCAATATCTCCACCATTTACAGTATCAACATTTGTAGTAATAATTTCAGCTAATGGATATGAACCAGCGTCTAATGCTAACTCTTTTTGAATAAAGTTATGTAATGTTTGAACCATTCCAGCAGTAAATGTTACAGCTAATGTTCCATTAGTAGTAGTCATTACGTTTACAGAATCTCCAGTTTTAATTCCTGAAATAGCAGTTCCAGTACCAGTTCCATCTAAGTTAATACCTAATGCAACAACATGTTTCTTAGCAGCAATGTTAGCCCATTGTGGTTGAAGTGTATTCAACTTAGATTGAGCATTAATTCTACCAATCAATTTAGCTAGTACATAAGATTTCTTTTCAGCATCATTAGCACCTACTAAAGTAAGAGGAGTATCATAACTAGTAATTAACTTATCAATATTATTACCATAATCTCTATCCTTACGAACAGAACGGAATAAAATATTAATAGCATAATTCTGTTTAACTGTAGCAGTTGAAGCAACTGGAACAGATACTCCATCAATGTAAACAGCTGAATTAGATTGTACTGGAGTTAAACTTGCAGTTACAGATTGTACTGTATGACTACCATCAATAATTGGAGTTTCCAAAAATGGTTTAACTTCTCCAATATGCCATCCGTAATTCTTACTAAAATCAGCAGATGTTGGAGTACCAGCAACTAACTTAATAGCAGGATTACTTGATAATCTTACATCACTACCTTTTACTAATTTGTTGGTTTTTACATCAAGAATACCAATCTGACCATCACCAAGATTTACAGCATTACCTGTAATAAAATCAGCATTGTCAGTAGGAAGTCCTTGATTACCCTTCGCAACAAGAAAATATTCTTGATACGGCTTGTGAGTTCTTTTCATATTATGTTAAATTTATGAGTTTATCGGTTTGAATGTTTTTAGTATTACCATCACTAAATCTTCTTGCTAATTCTTGAACAGCAATACTAATTATTATATCTACATATTCTTCAGGTAGATTACAATCTTGTGGTGGAAGTAGTGGAGGATTAGCTACATTTCTATCTTCAAGACTTGGATATGTTCCTTTACATACTTTAAATGGTTTTCTTATATAAGTTAATTCTAACTTACTAGGATTTAACTCATCTTCAGCATATAAATACAATCTATTACTCCTAATTGTTCCTATAATGTATTGAAATCTTTTTGATGTTCTTCTATGAAATGAACGTCTTGTAGTTGCTAAATCTCCGTGTTGTTCTATGTTAACATCGTAAGCTATATCACATCCATTACTTTCAAAAACTCTAGCACTACGATAAGACCTATAGTCATCAGGAAATTCATAATAGAATATGTTATCCTCTAGTAGTGTTAACTCTTGTTTAGGAAATTCTGGATATGATACAACTAACGTGTGTAACATATCAATTCTTTGTTGAGTAACTTCAAAACCTATATTAAAGTTCTTAGGATTTCTCCCATGTATAAATATCTCCAAGTATTCAAATATAGCAGTATTTAATACTTCATCCTTTTCAACATCAGTAAGATACTTTTGGTGATTATTAGATAACTTATTATAACCTTGTTCCAATTTGAAATGGAGAAAATCTATACTTATCGACATTTAATTCCTTTTTGTTTCAGTTCACTTAATAGTTTGTGATATACATTATCATCAGTTAAATCAGGGTCATAAGCTTCCATTTCTTGATACAACATATTCTCAATCTTTGTTTTAGATGCTCCTAAGTTATACAGATTTTCAATTCCTTTTTGACTTCTCCAAAAGTGTTTTCCTCCTGTAAGATAGAATATTCCAGTATTGATTGCTTGTTGAATCATATAGCGAATGTAAACTTTATCCTTGTCTTTCAATAGTATATCGTATTGTTCTAAAAACTGCATGATTCTTTCATCTTGAGTTCCTTTAGATACTTTACGTTGTTCCCAAATGTGATTCTTTAAAGACATTTCTACTAAAGAATCAGATGCTTCTCCTGTAACTAAATCCATAACTACAGATAATTGGTATCTGGTAAACATATCATAGTTAGCAAATAGTAATCCTAACTTAGTTAAACCATCCATAACAATATCAATCTTCTTGTTAGCTTCCTTAATAGCTTCTTCTTCTTCAGCAATATAGAATTCATGTATATTTTCATTTACTTGATTCTTATCTAATGCTATTTTAGGATGATTCTTTAGAAGCTGTATTGCTAATCTACCTCTTGATGTATCAGAAGAAAATACATTAGTTCCTTCTTGTAGCCATATCTTGAATTGCTCTAGTTCTGATTGATTGTTTAATCTATCAGCAACTTTTACATCATTCATTATTTGACTCATTAATGGAGTATTACTAGTAGAACTATAAGTTCCAGCAGCCATATCATCCATTATCTCATACATCATCTGTAGTGTAATCTGTTTCTGTCTAGTTACGCTATCGAAATTAGAAAACCAGTTGCTACCAAAATTAATCTGTTCTTTTGATAACTCATAGTATGGATTGTCAATTAATTCATCTAATCCTGTTAACAACTGGTTTCCGTTTCTTACAAAACTAAACGGTATAGATATTCCTTTAGACCTAGTTCTTCCCATCGAAATAGTAGTTCCATCATCACGCTTATACTCGTAAGTATGTCTCCCTTGCGCTGATGTACGTGGTACGTGAACCACATAGATTTTTTGTCCCTTAATCATAGGCTATAATAATTATTTTATTTGTTTACGATACATAACCTGGAACCCACTCAATACGACCTACCGCACTAGTATCCCAAATATTTAATGAACCACTCATTTCTCTGTAAATACTTAATGTTTTACCAAACTTATAAGCATTAGAACCATCTTTAACAATACCATTCTTAAAGTCAATAGCATTAGCTACAGAGAAGTAATAGTCAATATTATCTTCCATTACCATACAAATGTTATTACCATTAGAGTTTTCAGCAGCATTTTCAGTTTGTCCAAACTCTAGAATATCAATTTGAAATGATTCTAGTGGTAAGTAAGAACCTGGTGCTTTCTCTTTGTATAATGTATCATCATCTTTAGATGGGTCATACATAATAGTTACATCAATTCCCATTGGTAACTTAATACGAGTAAACTGGAATCCCCATTCTTTCTCATACTTGTGTACTCCAGTAGGTTCAGGATTATCTCTTAAAGCAAATCCTGGCTCTAGTGTTTGGAATACAGATGCTTGTTGTGCAATAAGTGTTGACAAGTAACTAATAGCTCCAGTTCCACCTACTAACATAGGTTTACGATTCATAAATCCACGTCTCCTGTATAATACTTGATGTAAGAAATCATACAAGTTATTTAGTGTAAAGTTACCTCCATGTGGCATATATTGTCCATCACGAACTAATTGTCTCCAACCTGGTGCAGTTTTCTTTACTCTCTTAGAATCTTGGTCAGTATCAATTTGTAATCTACCAAATTCACACATCATCTCTCTATCCATCTCAGTACGCTCTAACAATCTTTCTTCAGCTTTAGTAATAAACATACCTTTCTGAATAATCTCATTAGTGTTTTTATTCTTTAAACTAGCTTGATAGATGTGTCCACGAGAGAATGCATCACGATACTTCTTACCATCATGGTCATCATAAGTTCCAGTATTAGATTTACCAGACTTACTAGCAGCTAATTCCATACGAATAAACCTATCTGTGAAAGATACTTCGTTAGCATATTGACCTACAACACCACGAAGTTTCATTTGACTTGAGTATTGGTCAGTACCATATTTAGTATTCTCTTCATTAGTTACACGAGTAGATACACGAGTAACAACTTGTCCAGGTTTTAAGTATTCTACAGGAATCCAGCTATTAGGATTACCATCCTGAATCTTAACTTCATATCTAAATGAATGAGTGCCAAGTGGTTCAGGACCAGATATAATTTCTAGTAATGGTGCATTATCAGATGCAGTCTTTAGTACTACTGGTGCTTTTAACCAATTACGGTCTAAAGCAATAGCAAAAGTAGTATTAGCTTTGCCAGGATTAGCTGATTCTGAAACTAACAATTCCGTAACACGGAAGTCAACATCAGCATCACCAATTACAGACCAAGCATACTCATTACGACCACCAGGAATTACACAGTAATTACCTTGAGCCATAGTTAAATAATTCCAACGCTTGTTAGTTAAACCTAAATTGGTTGAACTAGAAAACAAACGTGCAGTCATAACACCAAAGTCATAAGGCTGGTCATCTCTAAACAATGCACTATGAGATACACTATCGAAGAAGTTTCCACCAAATCCTTTGTATTCTGTTACTTTAAGGGCGGTTTTTCTTTCCATTTTATTATTATTTTATATAAGTTCTAATTCCGATAAATCTACTTTAGGATTTCCACCTCTTGCTGATTTATTATTAGCTAGTGATGAGCTAGACCAATATTTTTCTACAGTATCTTTTACTCCTTTTACTGAAGGACTAAATGCTGATTTCTTGTATTTATCTAAGTTTATATCTTCACCATCATAATTAGCTAAGAAATCTACTAACTTAACTAATGCTTTAGGATTCTCAAATACATGTTCCATTCTAGTCTTAAAGTTTCCACTTGTAAACTCATGAGCAATTACTTGCTTATGGTCAGTTCTCCAATTAGTATCATTTAATACTTGACCAAAGTTCTGTACAAATACTTCTTGTTGTTGTTGTTCTACTTGTTCTTGTTGTCTAACATATTCCAGTTGACTATTCATTTCTTGTTCTCTAACTTGCTCATCTTTTCTAAACTGTCTTATTGATTCTTTAGCTAATTGATTTCTATCTTTCAAGTAATCAATTCTATCTTCAATTTCATCATCATCAAGACCTTCAGCTTTTAATGAGTTAGTAAGATAGTTCTCAGCTAAATCATTATCATTCTGTAAATCTTGTTCAGTAAATGAAGGTGGTTGATATTGCATCAAAAAGTTAGCTACCTCTTCAGGAGTTATATCATCCTTGAGTGTAGCATATTCAATAATGGGTTGTAAGAAAGATGGAAAGTTTTGTATAGCACCTACTAGTGATACTTGAGCTTGTTTATCTAAAGCTTCTTTCAGTGAATCAAATGTACCATCAAACTCGTGGTCGATAGTAAGAAAATTATTATCCTTGTAATAATTAAAAGCTGCAACAGCATTGTCATCCGTATCAACATTATCTGACAATTCATCTTCAGAATCATCATCAGGACTAGCATCCTCATCTTCTTCAGGAATCTCATCATTGATTGGTTTATCATCAATAACGGTATCATCCTCTTGTTCTTCAAAGTCGAAATCCAACTCTGGTAGAAAATCATCTCCTATTTCCATAAGCAAATATATTTTATGTTATTCAATTAATTTTATTTAGATGACTTAGTATTCTCTTTTTTAGAAATTTTAGCTATTCTTTCTTTACTAGCTATATCTTTCTCTTTAATATCTAATTCTCTATCTTTTTGGTTTAATCCTCTCATAGCTCTATAAGCTTCAATATGGTCTGGAATACCATCTTTATCTTGGTTCAAATCATCAGTAAACTTATAGACATCCATAGCTTTTATTTCAGCATCTAATTGTTTAGTTAATGTAATTTGTTCTAGTTTATTATTATGCTCTTGTTGTTTCATTTGTGCTTGAGCTTGTAATTGTTGCTCTTGCATTTGTTGTTGTTGTTGTCCTTGTTGTTGTGCTCTTTGTTCTTGTTCTCTAGCTGCTGCAGCAATCATCTTATGTACTTTTTCTGGACTATCACCTCTAGTCATTGCCATAACTAATTCTGATATTCTTTCAGCTCCTTCTCCAGCATTTTGTGCTAATGGTTGTATCATTTGTGTCATCATTTGACGATACCTTTCATTATAGTCACCATCATGAATAAAGATTCCTAAATCTTCATGATTAAGTAATTCTGGTTTAACTCTTATAGTCTTTTTCATTCCATCACTAGTAACATAGTTTAAGAATGTTTCAGTCTTTTCTGGATTAGTCTCAAAGAATCTACGATAGTAATTAGTAAACTGTGTAACGTATTCATTTACTGTTTCTTTTATTACTAATTGATGTAGTCTAAAATATTCTTCAGCCATAGTATATGACTGTGCTATAGCTTGTTGATTATCTGATACATTAGAACTTGGAGAATAAATACCTTCAGCTTGTGGTGGTACTAACATTTGCATTCCCATTTCTCTATCTATCAAGTCTAGCAACTGTTGCATATTAACTATCTCACCAATAGAACCAGCTTGTTCAGCTGTAACTGCTGTAGTTCTTTGATTGTTTGGTAATCCTGATGTGGTAGCTGTTGGGTCATAGTAACTATCTCCTAGTGTACGTCTTAGGTATCTCCATACTTTTAGTTTATCAGCACCTTCATATAATGGATTACCATTTTCATCCATAGCAAGATAATCAGGAATCTGACTAGCATCAATATTCTTTATATATCCTTCGTATTTAGCTAACTCTCTATTTTGTAAGTCTTTAACAAATGTATATTGTAATAGTGATGGTAACGCTCTTTCTACTAATGATATAGATTCAGCATTTAATCCTGAGAATATTCTACCTTTACAAGATAACTCAAAATCATAAGGATTATCAATAGATAATGGTTGATTAGGAACTTCTCTCATATCAGTAAAGATATCATAACCATATCTGGTTATTTCATATCTTCTAGGAATATACATCTTTTCAGCATACATCACATTACCAAACTCATCTATCCATTCATATCTTTTAGCTTTCTGATTATATCTGTTAACAATAAATGTAGTAGCTGCATCTTCAGGAATAGGATATTTACTATCTACTACTTCAGTAACTACTTCATTGTATTCATTAAACATAGTAAGAAATATAACTTCTCTATAGGCTTTAAACTCTAAATATGTTTTCCATATTAATTGATTAGCTCTATATCTTCTATCTCCAGATGTTCCTGTTGATTGTCCTATGTATCTATTATCATGAAACCTAGATTCCATTCCTTCTTCTACACTAAGATAATTATATTGTGATTTAGCTTGTCCACTTGTTACATCCCATGCTGTATTAGGTGTTAAATAGTTAGATGATGTATAACCTCGTAGTCTTTCTAATACTTCATCTTCTACTTTACCTTCTAATTCATCAATAGCTTCTGTAACAGTAATTGGAGTTCTATACCACCAATAGTCTCCTTTCTCTATTCTTTCTTCATTACTATTCTTATGAAAACCACAATGGAGTGTATTTAATACCATTGGATGTGGTTGTCCATTCTTTTCTACAACTACCATAAAACATCTATCTACTGCGAGTACATGTTTAAATGATAATGACTTTAATGACTTTATATCAAACTTAACTTTAAAGTATTCTACAACATCATTATAGAATATTTCCATCTCACTCTTAAAATTCTTTATATCTATATCTTCAGGTTTAGGCATAGTGCGCATAGATTCTTCAATCTGTTCTGCATTAGCACCTCCAGCTTCCATTTGAGCTTGGAATATCATTAACTCTTGATTGATTGCTGCTTCTAATACTTTCTTTATTTCTTCATCTTTTGCAGCATTATCTCTATCAGATAATAATAATACATCAAAGTTATCACCTCGTTTTAACATCTGTCCAACGAGATACATAAACTTAGGATATAATCTATTGTAGATAACTATTTCTCTATCTTGTTCAAATGGTAATTTAAACATATCCCCTTCAGGATTACATAACTCATATAATTGTCTGAATAATACACTACCATCATTATTAAGAATAGCATAGATAAGCCTATACTTCTCATAAGATTCCATGTTGGTATTATTAAAAGGTACAATGGTGTTCATTATACTTTTATACCAATCATCTGATTTATTTCTTTCTCTTAAGTTGAATACCGCTTCCATCTATTATTTATATGATTACGTATTGTCTGCAATGCTACAGTTTTAGATTTATTCATCATTCTATGATTCTGTTCACCAATAGCTAAAGTTACTCCTAATAACGCTGAAACGCCATCAAAGTTTCCTTTCATGTTATAACTCTTTATTTGCCTAATGGTAAATATACAAGGAATCCTTTCTATGTTATAAATTTCTATCCCATTAACTTCTTTTTTTTCTAAAAGCCAATCTCTAAGAGCATCTACTAATGATATCTTAGCTAGACTATTTCCTACTATATATCCAGTTTGACTTACTGTTTTAGAATAGATAAATTGCCCTTGTTCAAACTGTGGTCTAAGACATAGTAAATCAGCTTTCTTTTTCTTTAGGAAATAAGCTCTAAGTCTATCTCCTCTATTGGCTTCATACCATAAATTTCTAACAGGGTTGCCATATAGTGCAATTCCCATTTCTAATACTTCATTATATCTATCTATACCATCTAAGTTTTTACCAATATATGTAGCTGCTATTTCATTTCCTGGAAGTCCATATACTTCATACTTAGGATTAACAATAAAGTATGCAGCACCTAGTGAACCTCCTTTATCCATTTCATCAGATATATATGGGTCGTGTAGTACAATAACAGCATCATTAGGAATAATACCATTTAGTTTTAGTTTATCAGGACTTATATACATCATAAACTCACCTGTTAAATCATCTCCAGCTTTTATTGGAAAGTTGTAAATAGGTTTAGGATTTGTTTTAATCTGATAATTAACACCATATTGTGCAGCACTATCCCAATACATATCAATAGCAGTACCTAATGTTTCATATAAGTTATCTCTAACTAATTCTCTCTCTCTTTCTTCAGCTTCTTTTACTGGTAATAGTGAACCACCTTCTGATAACCACATATCTGTTATTCGTAGTGGGAAGTTCATCTTTTGTCTTACTAATACTTTAGGGTCTGAAGATTTAGATGCTTTCTGTACTTCAGATTGATAGAATGATAATGCTTTAGGAATATCTGTATTACCATTTTTATCTTTAAATCTTTTATCTGTTATATAAGCTGGAAGAAATAAACATTGGTCTTGTTCTCCATACTTAAACTTTAAACAATTATAATCATCAGGATGCGTAAATATCTTCATAGCATCATGAATAGTTTCTATATTACCTGATGTACCAATTCCCCATTGTACACCAAACTGTTCACCATCTGTTTTAACTACAGCATCATTTGATAACCATGCTTCTATGAATAACTCCATTAATCCTATTTCTTCATAGACTATAAGATTTCTTCTACCACCAGCTCCTGATTGTCCACCATCTCTTTTATTAGTAGAATAAACATTATGATATAGTGTAGAACCAGTTCCTATTTCTTTCCATTCATTTTTAATCTTTACTGGAGTAGTATTTCGCCACGGATTGTCTTTGTTATTAGCACTAATATGTCCTGTCATTCTTTTCCAAAATGGACATGGTTCATAATCATCATCTCCAGGTTTTCCCCATACTCCAAACTCTTGATTAAGTGCTAATTCATTGAGTGATGCTTCTATCTTTTCAGCTAACTCACTAGATTTATCTTTTCTTCCTGAACCTAAATCTATTTCAGCTTTTAATTCCCTTCTAGTATCTCCAGGTTTATAATACTTCTCTCCATCAAATATTAATTCAAATAGCATACACATTAGTGCAGCAGTATATGATTTACCACCACCTCGAGAACCTAGTATAACAAAGTTCTTAGCATCATTATAATATAATGGTCTGCCTAATGGTTTATCATGAAGTTGAAATAAATAATCTCTAGGATGTATAAATTCTTTTAAGAATCCTTTCTTATTAAATATAGTAACTTTTTCTTCTAGTGTCATATAGAAAGCATCAGGATTTAATACTTTCCAATTACAAGTATATTCATCATCATTTTCAAATCCTGAGAATCCTTGTGCTTCAAGATAATAGTAAGCTAAATGCCATTCTATATCTCTGATATTAGGTTTTAGTTTTAATCTAGCTTTTGTTTTCTTATCAGTTTCTACAATAGTACAGTAGTTCCCATAGAATCCTACTCTACCAGGAACATATCTATACTGTCCAAATTGAGGATACCAAATACCTTCAATACATTTAGAACGAGTTAGTTGCCAAAAAGAATTATATCTAGGGTCATCAGGATGATATAGTTGTGGTTTAAACTCATTGAGTATTCCTTCTAAATCTTCAATTTGAATCCATTTAAAATCCCATTCATCAATACATGTAGTTACTTTAGCTACTTCTGACATATTCTTTAAATGTTATCCATGACCAATCAAAGTATTGCATTTCAACGTAATTAGGTTGATACATGATTGGACAATCTTTAGCTGTTATATCATAGTGTCTATAAACATTATCAATAGTTAACTTATGTCTTGCTAATAATACATTAATCAGATACTTAACATTTCTTAGCGTATCTTCATACTTACTATTTGTATTAACACATACTTCTATACCAATAAAATAGTTATTAGCACTATCTCCAGCTGGAACTAATGTTCTTCTAACAGGTAGATTAGCTCTTCTAGGTTTATCACCTACATGCCATGCTACTTCATTATCAGGAATCATTTGTATAATATTTTCATCATCAACTACATAATGACAACTAGCTTGTACTGTAGTATGACCAAAGTATTTTAAATGTGCT